ATCTTTAAATTAAATACTTATATAAAATAAACATTAATAATAAATTAATGTTTATTATTATTTTAGATCTGTTTTACATTATCAATCCATCCCCATGCAATAATTGATATTCTACCTAAATCTTGTTCTTGTTTATCTTGTAAAATACCATGTCTCCAAATACCATTAGTACTATTTGTAAATGAATATACCGTACCATCTGTTTGTGGCATACTTATAACAGTTTTTGTTGATGCATGTTCAAATGCTGCATTTTTAGTAATACCAAATGACACAGCTACTGTAAAATTTTGAGTTAATGCTTTATCTGATTTAACAGCAGATGCGTCAAAATGATAAGGTTTCCAATGATTTGGATCACGGTACCAATTAAGTCTTGATGCTTTAATATCCATTTTAAATATATCCTTTAATCTCGAAATTACCATATTAAATGTTGGACATAACTCTTTCCAATTTACACGGTCATTTGCTATTAAATGAGTTCCTTCAATTTTATCATTACCGTGCCACATTTTTAATAACTGTTCTTCTGGAATTCCACAATTTTGAATTTCAGAAACTAATTTATTATAAATTTCATACTTATCAAAATCATCAAAAAGACTAGGTGAAAGTAGTACATCTCTACTAGTTAATTTAGGAATAATGTCATCCGACATATATTTAAAAGAACGTGAGTCTAAAACAATACGCATATCTACCAATTTTGTCATTGGTTCAAAACATTCTGTATTTTTTACTCGTTTATTTTTATTATATTTATCTTTGTTACGTTTTGGTTTAACTTTTAAATTGTCATTATGTACATTTTTATTATTATTTAGTCTCAAATTATGAGATCTTGTACAATTATCACCATTTCTACATTCACCATTTTTCCAATAGTAAAAACATACAGTATTATCATGTAAAAATTTACAATTATCTCTTTCACACCTTCTATTCATATAATCATTACATAATTTTTGTACTTTATAATTTGTCTTCTTTTCTTCTTCCATACTTAAATTAATATTAATTAATAATAATTTAATAATAATAATTTTAAATTCGTTTCATTTTTTTATTTGTTTCATTTTTTAATTTGTTTCATTTTTAGTTCCTTTCATCTTCTATTTCTACATAATATAATCTTTTTTGTTTATAAAAAATAATTCTTTTTATTATAAAATCAAAAATTATTAAATTAATATATAATAAAATTATTATTAATAATATATTTGAAAAATACAAAAAATTTTGTACTTGAGGTGACATATCATCAAATTTTATTTGTACTGTTATAGGATCCATTTCTTGTATATTCATTTCTTGTATATTTATTGTATATTTATTTCTTGTATATTTATTTCTTGTATATTTATTTCTTGTATATTCATTTTTTTATTGTTTTTCACTTTTTATTGTTTTTCACTTTTTATTATATAAATGTTAATAAATACTCCTTTGCCTGTTCAAAATAACTTTCTAATAAAACTAATTCTTTAGTAACTTCTATAAAAATATTATCATTTGATAAATTACTACTATTTTTAACTAAATTTTCTATTTTATTATAAGATAAAGCCATAATATGTAATCCAATACTTAAACTTGAACCTTTTAACCTATGAGCTACTTTACTCGTTTCTTCAAAATCTCCAATCATTGTAGCATCATGTAAGATTTTAGTAGAAATATATACATCATTTAAATATAATTCTATAATATCTTTTAAAAATCCAGAATCATCTAGATTTATTAATAATAATTCACTAAATATTTCTTTATTAATAAAATTTGGAATATTTTTTTCCATTTTATTTTTTAAACTAAAATTTCTATTTTTTTTTAATTTTTTATGATTGATCGACAGTGATCGACAGTGATCGACAGTGATCGACAGTGATCGATACTACTAAATAATGTAATAAATTATGTATATCATTTGATAAACTTAATTTCTATATAAATAATAAGAGATTGAATTAATGAATAATTTACAAAATTTATTTACAAAACAACATGGTATATATTTTAAATCATTACAATTTAAATCAATTGTTATTTTTTTATTTGTAATATTCTTTTTTACATATTATTTTAAAAACTCTTATGGATTCATTATTATACTAATTGTGTTTGCATTATTTGTATCAAATTCATATGTTGATGTTAAAAAAGAAGAACTTAGTGATTTTAATAAAATAACTTTAGTTAAATTACAAAAATTACAAACATTTATAAATAAAGTATTAACTAATAAATTACGTTCAATAAATAAAAAAATGCTAACACCTCTAGAAAAAGAAAAATTATACAAATCTAATGTTTTAGATTCACTTTATATTGATGCCAATATGATTCACTTTTTAGAATCTATATTGCCAATGGCTAAATATAATGAAACACAATTTTTACTAATATTAAATGGTACAAATAACATACTTAAAATAAAAAATGAAATTGATACATATTATAACGCCAATAAAAATTATCCTGAAAATACTAGTGAATTATTCCAAATGGCAAATAATTTAAAAATTAATGTTATCAATAATATCCACGAATTTATATACACTATTCCTAAAAATCAAACCATGAGAAATTATTTACGCGACATAATTAATAGATATTCTGTTCTTATTGGTAGAATAACCGATTCTATTCACGAAAGTTATAAAAATAATATTAAACAACGTGGTATAAATGCATCCACAAATTTTGTATCATATGACGAAACTAAACCATTTGACCAACTATCTAATCACTCAGTTATACCAGAAAACAACGATAATAAATTACAACAATTTTATATATAGTAACGATTACTTTTTAAAAAATTACTTTTTAAAAAAAAGTAATATCAAAAAGAGGCTCACCTTACCGAGCCGAAGCTCGGCTTCGGTGAAGGTCACGCCTGCAAGAACTACTACTATATAAACCATAATAATTTACTTGCAGGCGTGACCTTCACCGAAGCCGAGCTTCGGCTCGGTAAGGTGAGCCTCTTTTTGATATTACTTTTTTTTAAAAAGTAATCGTTTAAAATGTAACGATTAATGAAATAAATCTTTTTACAATTTCTTCAGACATATAATTTTGAATTAATCGTTCTAAATATACTAAATTTTCAAAATCATTTTTTAAAAACATTTTTAAAGATACATATAATGTAAAAAAGTCCCAATAAATAAAAAACTCATCCGATGCTTTTTTATCATATTCTCCAATAAAAGAAGTTCTATTGTATTTTGGACAACTAGTAACACCTCGTCTATTTGTCTTAAATATATAAGAATTACTAAAATCAATAATATAAAAGCGACCTTTACTCAAAAAATTATTAGGATCTATAAATATATTATGTAAATGAAGATTTCCATGCAAAAAATTATATTTGTTAAATTTTTTTACAAAACTATACAACTCATTTAAAACAAATTTTGTATATTGTTTATTTTTTAACAAAAAATTATAAATAGAAATTTTATCTGAAATCACATATGTTATATATTTATCCCTCTGATTTTTTATCTCTGGCGTAATCTTTTTATTTAATAACTTTGAATAAACTTGGACCTCCCATTCATAAATATCCTTATCTATAAAATATTTTGTTATATTATTATTTATATCTTTTTCACAATAACACTGTTGTAAACAATATTTATTTAAAAAAAAACACTCTGAATTATTACTCTTTATAGAATCCCATGATTTAAAAACATTTCTATTCTTATTATCTTTATTTATATCTTTATTTATATCTTTATTTATATCTTTATTGTAATTTTTAAACATTTAAATTAAATATTTAAAAACTTTTATCTTTAAATTAAAAATAACGTTTATTATGTTTAAAACGAATATAATAATTATTTTGTTAAATTTATTAATTTACTAAAGCTCTAGCTTTAAAAGTACATGATACAAATCCACTAATGTTTGGTGTTGTATATTGTAATTGTCCACCTGTAGTTATATAAAATTCAATACCAGTATCATTACCAACATATGTTTTTATAATTTCCCAATCTGTTCCTTTGTTGACTCCTCTTATATGAAAATGAGTATATAAGTTTGTAGTTGCTACAACACGTGCAGTTAAATAACAATCAAAACCCCAAACAAGAGATGAAAAAGATAAATTTGTTATATCATTTGGTGTTGTTTGATTATTACTTGCATTAAAAGTAATAGATGTAAAAATATCACCACTATTTGGTGTCATATTTACTCCATTTACATTTAATGTTTTACAATACAGTGTTTTACCTATACTTGCTCCACCTAATGTTGTAAAAGTACCACCATTTGTAATAGACTCCGCATCTGTACTATTTGAAATACCAATACCTCCAGCAATTAATACACTTCCAGATGTTGCGCTAACTGAACTACTAGTAGATACACTTGATGCTGAAGCAAATGTAATAGGCATATAATCTGTAAAACTAACATTTGTTTTTCCAGGATCTTGTACAGTTGATCCAAATTCAAATCTATCATTTAATTCATTAAAAATAAGACCAACAATAGGTTTATTATATATAAATAAATTGTCTCCACCAGATGGATTTTGAGTTGTCCAACTAGAAGAAATTGTAGCAATTTTAGTACTACCAGAATAACTTGTAATTTTTCTAACTTGACCATTACTAAATCCAGATGACACCTTTACCCACCAATTAGTATAATAATTGTCAATCTCACTCGCACTTGAATTTAATTTAATTTGCGTAGAACTCATACCCGTTTGAGCTGGAATAACTATAGATAAAGGATCTGTTGTATTTACTACATCGCCACTATCTGTATCATTATCCTGTTGATATCTTGTGATTATAATACCAGAATCATTTGATCCAGCTGGAGCAGAATTTAATACTAACAAATTGTCTTTTATAACTGTATTTGTTGTATCAATCGATGTTGTTAATCCATTTACTGTTAAATTTCCAACTATTAATGTATTACCTAATACATTTAAATTTTTTGAAATAGCCACTCCACCCTTAATTATTAATGATCCTGTACTTACATCAATACTTTGTGTTGTAGACTTTATGAATACATCTCCACCAATATACAAATTTGAACCTACACCTACACCTCCAGCTATAGTTAATGCTCCACCATCACTTTCAGATTGAGCTGATCTAGAAGTTTTTATAGAAATCCCACCATTTACAACCATACTAGCAGATAAAATACTAGAACTTACAATTGTATTATTAAATGTTATTACACCAGTTGAATATGAAATACCAAATGTTTTTTCTAATTCATTACCTAAAGAATCATAACGAGATACTGAAAAGTCATGTGAAGACATATTTTTATCTAATGAAAAACGCTTAAAATTTAAATTGTCATATAAATTTATTACACTGTCATTATCACTAGTATAATTAGCCACACCACTTATGTATTGATCTCCACCAATATAAATATCATTTGTAATTCTTGCCCCACCAGATGTCAATGCAGTATTTAATAAATTACTAGAAGTTATGCTTGTTATTGTTGCATTTGTTAATATTGCATTAGAAACTGTTACATTCGTATTAACTAAATTAGATATTGATGAATTTGTTACAACTAAATTACTTATAATAGAATTTGTACAAGTTATATTTGTCGTTAATAAATTACTATTAGTTTGATTAGTAGAAGCTATATTCGTTATAATTGCATTTGTCGAACTTATATTTGTCGTTAATAAATTACTATTAGTTTGGTTTGTAGAAGCTATATTTGTTATAATTGCATTTGTTGAACTTATATTTGTCGTTAATAAATTACTATTAGTTTGGTTTGTAGAATCTATATTTGTTATAATTGCATTTGTCGATGTTATATTTGTATTTATTAAATTTGTATTTGTACCATTAGTAATTATACTATTTGTTATAACTGAATTAGTTGAAGTAACGTTTGTATTTAATAAATCTATAATCACAGCATTAGAACAAGTTATATTTGTATTCAACAAATTAGTATTTGTTTGGTTTGTAGAATTAACATTTGTTATAATTGCATTTGACGATGTAATATTTGTATTTAATAAATTACTATTAGTCTCATTTGTTGATACTACGTTTGTTATAACTCCGTTACTTGAAGTAATGTTTGTATTCAGTAAATTAGTTGCAATTACATTATTAGAACTTATATTTGTCGTTAATAAATTACTATTAGTCGCATTTGTAGAAACTATATCAGTAACAACTAATCCACTAGATGTTATATTTGTTGCCAATAAATTTGTATTAGTTGCATTTGTAAAATCTATATTAGTAACAATTAATCCACTAGATGTTATATTTGTTGCTAATAAATTTGTACAAGTCGCATTTGTTATAATTGTATTAGTTATTATAGTATTAGAAACAGTAATATTTGTTGAATTTACATTTTGAACCACAAATGATCCTGTTGTTAATGATTCAGTTATAACAGCATTTCCACCAACACGTAAATTTCTACCAATACCCACACCACCAGCTACAGTCAATGCACCACCATTTGAACTATTTGTCACATTTTCTGTAGTATTTATACTTATACCACCTTCTATATATAAAGCACCAGTAGAAGAATTTAAACTAGATGTTGTAATATTTATATATAATTTTGAATCATATAAATCAAATCGTCTGTTTACACCATCTGGACTAATATAAAAATGTTTATTACTAATATTATCTAAATACATTCTATTTTCAGTTACACCACCTACTACTATTATTCCATTTGATGTATCCATATTTAAATTTTTACCTATATATATACTTTTCATAACACCTACACCACCTCCAACAGTTAAAGATCCTCCTGCAGACATACTAGATGCTTCATAAGTACTACTAATACTTATACCACCATTACTTACTAAACTTCCATTTAGCATACTATCAGATATAGTTGTATTTAAAATTGTAATGTCACCATTTTGTATTATTAATGGTGAAGTTTCAATAGTAATTTTTTTTAAACGTATATCACTCATAACTTAATTATTATATATAAAGATATTTTATTTTAGAATCTTACACAATTTAGTTCGTAAAGTAATAAAAAAAAAAATAATAATTATTTATATAATAATAATTATTTATATAATGTTTGAAAGACCTATATTATTTTATAGCAATTATTGTATACATTCCACAAATTTTATAAATTCTCTAATAAAACATTTAGAAATCTATGAAGAATTTATTCGTATAAATATTGACGTTGATCCTGAAACAAAACGTCGACCCCAAACATTTTACGAAATTCAAAACATGTTAAATATAAAAATTTCAGAAATCCCCACCATAATAGTCGATAATGGCAAATATGTTTTAACAGGAAAAGAAGCTTTTAAATGGTTAAAACATCAAATCGATAAAATAGAAGCTGAAAGAGAATTAACACCATTTAATCCAATTGAAATGGGAGCATTTTCAGATACATACTCTAGTTATGGTTCTAATGATATGAATGATGCAAAACAACAAAGTTTTAAATTTATAAACAATCCTGATGAAAAAATCAATACTCCACAAGAATCTTCTGACAAAGTTTCAAAAGACGAATATACTAAAAGACAATCAGAAAGAGAAAACTTTACAAATATAACACCACAAAACCAAAAAGCTTTAACACCACAACAAATACAACAAAAACAATTTAATAATTCTTACACATCTAATAAAAAAAGAGGAAAAATGTCTGAAAAACAAAAAGATTTTGATCAAAGATACCAACAAATGATGATGGAACGTGAATCCTTAGATAATCCTAAAATAAGTAAAGAAATGTTAGACTTTCAATCTGGAAAACTTAATTTATAATATAATTAACAATTATCTATATTTTTTGTATGTACACTAGAATATATTCCTTTATATTCAGGTAGTTCATATCTATAATGTACATGTCTCCCTAACAATTTACGTCTTATACCAAATTTATTTATATAATATGGTGCTGGACAAACAATTTTTATAGTTACATTTCCTTTGTCGTCACTTGTTGCTATACCAGAATTAGAATAATCTTTATATGCAGTTATAGGATCACTAAATGTATCTGATCCTGTTAATTTTTCTGATGCCCAATAAATAACAGTTGTATTAGGTGGTAAATTATTTAAATTTACATTTATCATATTATCTAATTGGGATTGAACTTTTGCAACAGGAATAACAGCTGGACCTAAAAACGGAAGAAAAAAATCTCTATTAAATAAATAATATAATGATAAACCAATAATAACAATATTAAATACATTTGAAATAGTTTTATTAGTTATAATATAATCCATTAAATCGTCGTTATACATTTTTGCATAACCATAATTTATAACAATTAATAATATCAACAATCTTGAAACGATTCCGAAATACATATATAATATATAATATACAAAATAAAAAAAAAATTTTTTTTATAAAAACCTTTTAGTTATTCCCATTTAATTTTAGAATACCCTAATTTTTTAAGATTATCATCTATTTTTAAAAACATTTTAGATCCTATAAACGGATCATCTGATTTTAATGCACTAAATGGACTAGGATGAGATGACTTTAATATAATATTTACATGATTTTTTATAAAATCAATTTTTGACTCTGCAAATTTACCCCATAAACAAAAAATAACATTACCCCGTTTCTGAATAATATCTATAATATGATCTGTAAATTTTTCCCATATATACATGTGACTCCCTGGAACTCCTTTATTAACTGACAATGATGTATTTAATAAAAACACACCCTGTTCTACCCAATCTTCTAAATCACCACACTTTCTATTAATATTTGGATAACAATTTTTTAATTCTTTAAAAATATTTTTTAAACTTGGTGGAAATATTTCTTTATCATTTTGCACACTAAATGCCATACCATTAGCTTGATTAATATTACTATGGTAAGGATCCTGACCGATAATAACAACACGTATATTTTCTAATGGACATTTCCAAAATATATTAAACAAATTGTTTTTATTTGGATAAATTAACGTTAATTCATCTTTAGATTTTCTAATTTCTATATTTAAAGCAGTTTCAGTCTCTAATAAAATTTCTTTATCAATCAATTTAATCCAATCATCTGGTAATAATTCATTTAAATTAACTTTATTTGGATAATTCATACAAATTTTTAAAAATTGTTAAACATTTTTAAAAATCAATTTTAAATTATTTTTTTTAATATTTATTAATAATATATAAGTTATGTCCAATAAACATCAAAAAACTTTTATTATAAAAGATCAACTTCAAAATTATTTAAACTTTGAAAAATGGTCCCTTTTAAGAGATATTATAATAGCCGTTTTTATTTATTTATTTTACATTAATGTAGATTTTAGTATAACTTTAATTGCCATAAAATATTACATAACTTTATTACTTGTAAGGTATTTATTATCTATTATTACAATACATAAAAATAAAAATGACAATACAAAATATTTTCAAATCAGTGGTCATTTAAGTTTATTTATGATCCTAATTTTACTATCTTCAAAAATTAATTTATTTAATTTAAATACAAATCAAGAAATGGCTTGGATATTAATATTACTATATGCATTATTAAATGTCACCGTACAAAAACATTACTCGTCTGATATTTTATTTACTATATTATTAGTACAATATTTATACACAAGTACTTATTTCAAACAACTTTTTATCGAATAATATTATTGTAAATGTTCTAAAGTGATTTTATATTTTACTAAATTATCTTCAATAAAAGTACTAAATTTATGTACACCACCATGTAAACCTAATACTATTTTTATTTCCTGCACTTTACTATTAATTAAATCTTGAAATGTTTGTGATTTATCTGGTGCATCTGATTGTAAAATAATGTTTGCATCAAATTCATTTGTAAAATAAAATTCATACTCAAAATCAAATTGGGACATTTTATTTATATTATAACACAATATAAAAATTTTTATTTAATAACATAAATTTGATATTAAATAAAATACATATAAATTTAATTTCTATAATATATATAAGAATACGTCATGTCAAACGATATAATTGATACTGCAAATTTAATTTTTGATAATATACCAATTGGTATTCTTAGTTTTAATTCAAAACATCAATGTTCTTATGCAAATAAATATATGTATGATTTATTTGGTGTAAATACTTTAACACAACAAAACATAAATTTTTGTGAATTGTTCAAACAATCAATACATAAAGAATATTTAAAAAATCAATTAGATATGTGTGATAATTTCTTATTAAACTTAAAAAAAACAGAAAGCATTTCTAAAATTTATAATAAACAACGAGCAGAATACAATTATTTCCTTATTAAACGTATTTTTATTAAACAAATAAAAGAACATTTACATTATATATACATATTTCAAGATATCGATGAAAAAAAAAAATTACAATTAAAATCACAAACAGAAAACGCAACGTTAAATAAAAATAATTCAGATTTATCCTTGATTTTAAAAATGAGTCATCAAATTAGAACTCCTTTAAATGGTATCATAGGAATGTTATCACTGTTGGAAGATACAAATCTTTCTGTAAATCAACAAGATTATATATCAATGGTAAAAGAATGTTCATTTAATTTAATAACTGTAATTAATGATATTCTTGATTTTACAAAATTACAAAATAATGAAATAAAACTAAATATAGAACGAGTAAATATCCAAGAATGTTTAAATGATATAAATGATATAATTTCACCTAAAATTTATGAAAAAGAATTAAAATATAATTTTAATATTAGTAATGAAATTCCTCACTATATTATTACAGATCCAAATCGCCTTAAACAAATATTATTAAATCTTTTAATAAATTCTATAAAATTCACAAATAAAGGAAGTGTATCACTTAATATTAATTTAATCCCCTTAACTTCATATTTATCTCTAAAAGACCAATATTGTTTAGATAACGATAACGGTAACGATAACGGTAACGGTAACGGTAACGATTATATACGTTTTGATATTATTGATACAGGATGCGGAATAGATCATACAAATTATGATAAACTGTTTAAAACATTTAACCAATTTAATTATAGTCTTTTATCACAAAATTATGATAGTACTGGTTTAGGTTTACAAATATGTACATCATTATTAAAATTAATGAATGGATTTATCTGGCTCGATAAATCTTCTATAAATGAAGGTTCAACTTTTTCATTTATTATACCAAATAATAACTCAAATATTGAACAAAAACAAATATCTAATTTTAATGATATAAATAACAATTCTATTGACATTTTAAAAGATCTTAATGTATTGATATTAGATGACAATTTACAGAATAGAATTTCACTTACAAGCATGGTAACAAAATTTGGTATGAAAGCTTATTCATTTAGTAATTGTGAAGAAGCTTTATGTTATACTAAATTATATAATTTTGATATTGGTCTAATTGACATTTGTATGCCAGAAATGAATGGTATTAATTTTGCTATTAAACTTAAAGAACAAAAAAATTCATTTAATAATAATATACCATTAATAGCACTATCATCATTTGACTATATAGATAATAATGATTATTTTAAAACATTTTTATTAAAACCAATTAAAGAAAAACAACTACAAAATATATGTATAAATATAATGTCTTTTATAAAAAAACAAAACAACTCACATTCTATACAAAACAACTCACATTCTATACAAAACAACTCACAATCTATACAAAACAACTCACATTCTATAGATAATTCTAAATTTAATAATCATTTAAAAATACATATAGATGAATATTATAAAGATCAAATTAAAATTTTAATTGTAGAAGACAACCAAGTTAATTTAAAAATACTTATTAAATTTATACAAAAATTAGGATATAATAATATCATTACCGCAGAAAATGGCCAAATATGTTTAGATTTATTTTTAAAAAATGACTTTGATATAATTTTTATGGATATTAAAATGCCAATAATGAATGGAGATATAGCTTTACAAAAAATATTAGAATACGAAAATAATAATCATAATAAACCAAAACCTTTTATTGTATCTATTTCAGCTTATAGTCAAAAACAAGATAAAGATAAATATCTCCTTTTAGGCTTTAATGATTATATTACTAAACCAATAAATATAATAGATTTAGAAACAACTTTTAATAATTTTTTCAGTAATTCATTATTGTAATTTATCTTTTAATGTTAACCAGTCATCTTGTTTTAAATATAATGTATACATATCATTATAATTTAAATTCTCACAGCACTTTTTAAATTCTATATTATATTGAATACATACATATTCTAAAATATCTTTTAAATGTTTTATTGTTAATGTATCATTTTCAATTTTACCACAACCATTTATCAATCCTAATATCCACATTTTTTTTAAATTTACATTATTTTTTATAATAACAGGTATTTCATTTTTATTACCAAATATATTCCACAATTTTAAATTTTCTATAATAAATGGATTATAAATATTTATACTATTAATTCTATTTATATTATAATTATTATTCAATTCTTCTTGTAAATATTTTAATCTTAATACATTATCGTTTTCAATTGTTAAAACATTATCTTTAATAAAAACATTTGAACCACTAAAAAACCCTAATAAATAAACCAATTTTTCATTTAAATATATAAAAGCATTGTTTTTTAATTTATTATATTCGTAATAATCAATTTCTATATTTTTATTTCTTTTATATAAATAATTATCAAAATTATATATTAATTCTTTTTTCCCCATCGTATTTATTATAATTTTGTCTTTAAACATAGTCCAATTTAATTCAGTTTCCGATACATGATTAGAAATATTTGATTGATTTGGCCTAATAATATACCAACATTCCCCACCTAATTCTTCAATCATATTCTTTTCATTTAAAAAACGACAATCTCCTATACAAAACTTCTTGTCTTTATTCGTTTCTAAATGCATCATAGTTTTATTAATATGCCATTTTGGATTATATCGCCTTATAATATCAGTACCTAATATTTGCATTATTTCCCTAATTGATTTAAATAAACTTAAATCACCAATATTTTTTGTATCTATTTGTAATTCCTTAGCAATATATTCCTTTTTATTTGATAAATCAAATACCATTTCTTTATCTTTTATTTTTTCTAAAGTATCTCTACTAATATCTAAACAATTACATATTATATCTTTTAAATTATCTGCAAAATAAATCACTGTGTAACTATATTTAGAACACACATTTGCTAATTCTGTCTTACCACTACCCTTTCTACCACTAAAACTAATTATTCTAGGTAAACTCATCCTATCCTACTATTTATAATAGAAAATAAAATAAAATAATTAATATAATCAATATAATTGAAATAATTAATATATAGTATTATTTCAATTTTTATAATTTTTATAATTTTTATAATTTTTATATTTTTTATAATTTTTATATTTTTATATTTTTATATTTTTATATTTTTATATTTTTATATTTTTATAATTTTATCGAGTCTTCTAAAATTTCTTTAATTGTAATTAATTCCAATTCTGCTTTTAATAATATGTCTTTTCTATTTATTATGTCACTTTCTGATTTTTGTAATAATTTAATTATATATTCTACTAATACAGAACATCCAGAATAATTTTTTATAAGTTTATTATACTTTTCATCTAATAATTTGTATTTAAAACATGGAACTGTACTTTTTACCATAATTTCATATCTCGTTTTCATTTCATTCATACTCTGAATTATCACATTTTCACTATATTCAGCTTGCAAATTTACAAACTCCTTTTCTAAACAATTATATTTTTCTTTTAAAATATTTAATAATCTTTTCGATTCTGCGTTTTCCTTTTCTAATTCATCTTTTTCGTTCATCTTTAATTTAAATAAATATAATAATTTTGTTATTTGAATTAAATGCAAATATTTAATTTATATTTAATTTATATTTAATTTATATTTAATTTATTCTTTATACCATTCCATATTATTATTTTTATAATTTCTTGATTTATACAAGTTCATAAACATCTTTTTAAGAGCAGAATAATGTGGTTTTTCATTGAAATCTAGATTTTTTACATATTTTAAGAAAACTACAAATTCTTTAGGCATACCAGAACACAATTCTTCTTCTTTTGTTTTGTCCTTTTTTTCACCTATTAATCTATATTTTTCCTTTTTGTCCTTGTTTTTAATTCCCATCCATGGTAACCGAGCTTTATATAGATAAACCAATATATATGCAATTGATTCTAAATCATCCTTTCTAGATTGCTCTTTTTGCTTGTGGGCCGCTATACTCGCATACCTGCATGTTCCAACAAACTTTCTAGTATTTGCAAACGGTATATGTTCATTATTTTTTGTAATATAACGTTTAGATAATCCAAAATCTATACAAAATAATTTATTTAATTCTGTATATCCAATAGCAAAATTATCAGGTTTTATATCTCTATGTATATATCCATTATTATGAATATGTTTTATAATATCCAACATTGACACAGCTAATAAAATAATCGTTTTCATTCCAATCTTTTTATACTTTTCTAATAATGTTTCTAAACTACTTCCTAATAAATCCATTACTATTATTTTTCTGTCATTGTTTTTGTCTTTTATAATTTTCATTTCCGCTATTCCATTTTCTCTACTCATAATTTTTTTATAAATATTTGCCTCTTCTATTAATGACTTTTGACCATCCCTTTCTTCATTTTTTATTGGTATTTTTAAAGCAACTAATTCCCCTGTCCGTTTATTTTTCGCTTCAAAAACATCTCCAAAAGATCCTGAACTAATATATTTTGTAATAATATAATTATTAATATCTGTACCTATTAATTTAGTTATCGAATTAATATTATCTGTATTAATATTGTCTTTATTTTCCATTACATTTATCTATATAAAAAAATATAAAAATCAACCACAATTAAATTTTTTATTAATTTAAATTAATAAAAAATGCTGTTAAAATTTTGTTAAAATTTTGTTAAAATTAATAAAAAATTTTGTTAAAATTTTGTTAAAATTAATAAAAAATTTTGTTAAAATTTGTTATTTAGTAAGCAGAAGTAACACTTGGAGCATAAATAAACATATTACCAATAAACAAAGTTGGCTGCATATTATTATGTGCAATACTACTTCCTGCTGTAACAGTAGTAATTCCTGTAGTATTTGAATTAACTGTAATACCTGTTGTTGAACTTCCTGTTGTTTGATTATAATCTACTTGATCAGCAGCCGTCTCACTTGCAAAAGCATTATCTGTATTTTGATCACCTGTGTTGTTTACATAAGAGTGAGTGTGACCAGGATCTGTAATGCCGTGAGTGTGACCTGGATCTGTTACTCCGTGATTATGAGTTGGCATTTCTCCTACAGTAAGTGTATGTGTTTCACTACCAACTACATTACCCATTGTTCTAGCTGTTAAACCCACACCATCTCCTATACCACCAGCTACTCTACCTCTCATATCTGGAATTTTAAATGTCGTGACACTATTCGATCCAAATTGAATTCCAATTATTTCATATAATTCTGCATAATCAGTTCTTGATAAACTTCTACCATCACATATTAACCATCCATGATGATCTAATTCGTGTGCAGAAAATTTTAAATCTGCAATTTGATGTGTTTGTAATGTTATCCATTTGTCTCTAATATCATCGTATACATTAACACTACCATAACTCTTTTTAATAAATGCCGATTGTGGACTATATTTATTTTGATTCATTGTATATACAATACATCAATATTTTTTTTGTACGTAAATTAAAAATATTTATATTAATTTATGGTCTGATTTTACATTTTTTTTATACATTTTTTGTTTAACGTATAAAAAATATACATTCTGGATTTTTTGACTACATTGTTTTATTTGTTTTTATTAATTATGGAGAGAATAACCTATTAAAATCATTAATTTTACCCATTGATAACTGTGGTCTTTGTTTAAATCCAGATATTAATAATCTACAATTTATTTCTTTTAGCATATCACATATTTTTATTTTATTGGTATTGAATAGTATTTTATTGTTGGCGTCCTTTGTAGAATTATTATTAACAAATTCAAAAAAACATGATGTAAAAGCACCTTGACTTTGATTTCGAATAAACGCATCTGCTGAAGTTTGAGGATCTAAGCATCCTGAAAAATTAAAAACATCCGCTTGTGAAAGTTTACTAGTTTCATTTGTTAAACCAAATTGATTTGACCATTCAGAACCATTATATTTAATTGTCTTATTAATCGATCCATTTTTGTATACAGACGCACATTGTAAATTAAATTGTAAATCAAGCATAGTTCCACTATGACAACAATCAGTAAAAGCCCATAAAGTTACACCAGCTGGTAAACAATTAATCATATTTGTAAATAACCAATCGTCACGAATTACACCAGACTTCTGATAATCTAACGGTACTAATACACTATCTTTACCATCTGATTCGTCTCCGTTATTATCATTTAACTGTGATCCATGACCTGAATAATAAAAAAACAAGGTATCTCCTGATTTACATCCTGCAACAAACTTTTTAATATTATTTTCCATATTTTCTTTTGTAGGTTTCACTTGGGATTTAGGATCATCTGTTAAAGTTGTAATCGATTCCTTACTGTAACCACTAACATTTTCTAATAAAAATTTATTAATATTTGAGATGTCATTAATACACCCATTTAAAGCACTATCTGTACCTGTATAATTTATACCTACCAATAATGCACGCTTCATTATATTTGTATACAAAGAGTATATAAAAAAATATCCACTAATTCGTTTATAATTTAACGCAAAAATGCGTTTAATAATTTCTTTGTATTTCTTGAATATACTCTAGTAAATTAAAACGGTCTCTTAAATTTTCTTTATGATAAACGTCTGGTATTTGTAAAGGTTCCCACTGAACTTCAAAAGGCATTAATAAAAGCAATCTAAAATTACAATTCGGGTTAAATTCTTCGATTAAACTTTTAAAGATGTGTATGTCACTTTCTGTAGTTTTATATCCAGAGTGCTCTTCTCTTATAAATAATATCGGTTCATTTGATAAAATGTCTTCTTTAAAACGAGTAATTCTACGGTTTAACCTGTCTGG